GGTTCGAGCAACGACACGCTCGACATAACCATGGAGTTCCTCCCGCTGCCATAACGCAGCACGCGCCGATCCCGTAGCGACGCATTACTCGAACAGGAGAATTTGACCTTGGCGACCTTGGGCCGGCTACAGACAGGGTTGACCGAGGCCAGCCTGGTCACGAGGCGGACCATCCAGCGAGGGTGTCGACTTCAATGCGGTGTCTTTTACTAAGGTTAGCTAAGGAGATTAAAAATGGACCCGATTGGTTTTATACTGATGTTCGTAGCCGTCTTCTTCGGCGTACTTCTGGCTAACAAGCTCTCTTAAACTTGTCTTTAGCAGAAATCAGGGCTGCGGCTGAAGCCGACCTTGAAACCTTCATTCGATTGGTTGCCCCTTATCAAGTCCTAGGGTCTATTCATCGAGAGTGGTGTCAATGGTCTAACTCCAGCCGCACGTCCAATCACCAGTTAACGCTTCTTCCTCGTGACCACGGTAAGAGCCGAATGGTGGCTTTCAAAGCCGCTTGGCGTATTACTCGGCAGCCGGACGTGCGTATTCTGTACATTTCTGCTACTGCTAATCTTGCTGAAAAGCAGCTTGGTTTCATTAAGCAAATTCTAACTTCTCCGATCTACCGGCGATATTGGCCGGAGATGGTTCGACAGGATGAAAATCTACGAGCTAGGTGGACCAACTCAGAAATTGCAGTTGACCATCCAAAGAGAATAGAAGAGGCTGTTCGTGATCCTACGGTCTTTACCGGCGGTCTTACTACGACTCTCACGGGCCTTCACTGTGATGTTGCTATCCTCGACGATGTAGTTATCTTTGAAAATGCCTATACCGAAGAGGGTCGCTCAAAGGTGGAGAGCCAGTATTCCCTTCTTTCTTCCATCGAAGGATCGGATATGGAAGAGTGGGTGGTTGGTACGCGGTACCATCCTCGTGATCTGTACGGAAAAATGATCGAGATGGAACACGAAGATTATGATGACGAAGGGGAGGTGATCGGTTCTGTACCCGTGTATGAAGTCTTCGAACGTGAGGTTGAGGACGTGGGAGACGGATCAGGGGTATTTCTCTGGCCTCGACAGCAGCGCGAGGACGGTAAATGGTTCGGCTTCGATGCTAAGATTCTAGCTAAGAAGCGTGCCAAGTACATCGATAAGACTCAGTTCAGGGCTCAGTATTACAACAAGCCTAATGATCCGAGCGAGATGAATATTGATCGTTCTAAATTTCAATACTATTCTAAGAAGCATCTTACTAACGACGGTGGCAGTTGGTACATTAACGGACGTAAACTCAATCTATTCGCCAGTGTGGATTTCGCTGCTAGTACTGGTGTTCGTGCTGACTTTACTGCCATCGTTGTTATTGGTTTAGATAGAGATAAGAATACCTACGTACTAGATGTAGATCGTTTTAAGACGGATCGTATTAGTGATTACTACAAACACATTCTCGATTTGCACGTCCGATGGGGTTTTCGAAAGCTTGGCGCAGAGGTCACAGCTTTTCAGAAAACTATCGTCAACGACCTACGGGATAATTATTTCCGACCTAACGGCCTCTACATATCCATTGTCGAGCTTAAACCCACTAAACATCAAGGGTCAAAAGAGGAGCGTATGGCTGCTATCCTCGAACCCCGGTATGACAACAACTCTGTGTGGCATTTTAAAGGAGGTCATTGTCAGACGCTTGAAGATGAGCTAGTTTTGCATCATCCGGCCCACGACGATTGTAAAGATGCTCTTGCTTCAGCCATAAGTATTGCAGTTCCTCCTATTGGAATTATGGGCCACGACCTAGTAACGAGAGGTGATAACATCCTTATTCATCCTCGATTTGGTGGAGTTAGTTATGGATGAAGATGATCTGATTATCGCAGAACAAATAGAAGATGATGACGTTGAGTCTTTAGTCACTATCTACCGTCATCCGGACGGTGGTGTCAGTTTTATTAGTAACTGTTCTCCTTTAGATACTGCTAGAGTTCTTTCAGGAACAGCCCATTATATTTTGGAGAATAATCTTACGTGAGTAATGCTCTAGAAGTAAAGGACATCAATGATGTTCTGGGCGACCCTGAAAACCTCGCCACACAAATAGCAAATAAATATCAGGAGTGGCAGAACTTCCGCGCTAATTGGTTGGATACAATCAAAGAGGTTCGAGAGTATGTGTTCGCGCGAGATACCGGCCATACGACTAACCGGACTCTTCCGTGGAAGAATAAGATTCACATTCCTAAGCTCTGTCAGATCAGAGACAATCTTCATGCCAACTACATGGCTGCTCTGTTTCCCAACGACTATCCGGTTCAGTGGGAAGGTGACGATGACGATTCAGAGAATAAAGAGAAACGTCAGATCATCGAAGAGTATATGTCCAACAAGATGAGGCAGTCAAAGTTTCGCACGGAAATCTCCAAGTTGATTTACGACTGGATTGATTTCGGTAACGTCTTCGCCATGCCCGTCTTCGTTGCTGACTATAAGACTGATCCTAAGAGTGGTGAACAGTTCGCTACCTATGTCGGCCCTAAGACACAGCGCATCAGTCCGCTCGATATTGTGTTTGATCCAACTGCTAACTCCTTTGAAGACGCCCCTAAGATTGTTCGTACGATTAAGAACATGGGCTCTTTCCTCTCTGAGATCGAAACTAAGCCTGAGCTTGGTTATCTTCAGGAGGGTATCGATAAAATGAGAGAGGCTAGACAGCTAATGTCTGGCTATGCGGAAGGAGACTTCGGTAAGAATGATGCCTTCATCATGGACGGCTTCACTTCTTGGTGGAACTATTTTGCTTCCAGTTATGTCGAAGTTTTGGATTTCTATGGCGACCTCTATGACAATGAGAGCGGAGAGCTAAAGCGTAGTCACCTTCTGTCCATTGTTGACCGAAGGTATGTTGTACGTAACCAGCAAGATGAGTCTTGGTTGGGTACTCCGCCGATTCGTCACTGTGGGTGGCGTCCGCGTCAGGATAACCTCTATGCAATGGGTCCTCTAGAGAACCTAGTAGGTATGCAGCATCGCATCGACCATCTTGAGAACGCCAAGGACGATGCTTTCGATCTTATCATTCATCCGGTGATGAAAGTCACGGGCTTCGTGGAGCCGTTTCGGTACGGACCCGGCGAGACTATCTATTGCGGTGATGAGGGCGACGTAGCTTTCATGCCTCCCGACACGACAATGCTTCAGTGCGACACGCAGATTGCGATGTACGAAGAAAAGATGGAACAAATGGCGGGTGCGCCTAAGCAGGCCATGGGTTTCCGTACACCGGGAGAAAAGACTGCTTTTGAAGTTCAGGTACTTGAGAATGCAGCGAACCGTATCTTTTTAAACAAGACTAGCTTTTTCGAGGAAGTTTTCTTAGAGCCTCTTCTAAACGACATGCTCGAACTGGCTCGAAGGAACTTTAATGAGCGTGATACCATCCGTGTCCTTGATGCCGAGACTGGAGCGGTTGTCTTCAAATCTATCACCAAGGAAGACCTATCCGGTTCTGGTAAAATTCGACCCGTTGGTGCCCGTCACTTTGCTCAGTACGCTAATCTTATTCAAAATCTAACTCAGTTGTACTCTTCGGCTGTTGGACAAGACCCTGCGGTTATGGTCCACCTCTCCGGTAAGAAGATTGCTGAAGTTACTGAACAGCTTCTTGGCTTTGATCGTTATAAGATTTTCCAAGAGAATGTTCGTATCACTGAAGCTTCGGAGACTGAAGAGATGAAACAGACTGCTGGCCAGATGATCCAGCAGAAGAACCAAGCAATTGATCCAGAAGGGGCCTTCACACCTATAGACGAGGAGCAATTAAAGAATGCCCAGTAACTATAATGGACGTTGGACAACGACGATTCCAGTTGATAAACGACCCGAATTTGAACTTTATTTGCAAAGTTCGCAGAAAATACTTGACAGACTGAGAGAAATATGTTATAATATGGTAATGGAGTCAGAAGGATTGAAGAATAATTACGACAATCCTAATTGGGCATACAAAGCCGCAGACTCCGTGGGTTATCAAAGAGCCCTCAAACAAATCATTACACTGTTGACCCCAGTGGAACAAAAGGAGCCTATGACCAATGGCTGATAATTTTCTGAATAATGTTGACGAACCTACTGCTAACTACGTAGACCAACTGGTTGGAGAAGGTAAGAAGTACAAAGATGTTGAGGAATTGGCTAAAGCTTACGCCCACGCTAACAATCACATCAAGAACGTCGAAGGTGATAATGCTAGCCTTCGTACGGAATTTGAAGCATTTCGCGACTTTGCGACCGCTCAGTTGACGAAGACTAATCCCCTCCCGAGCAACCCACCCCTCCCCGACCAGAACGAGCAGAACCGACAGCCTGAACCGGCTGCTGCGGTTCCTCCTAATGGTGATGAAGGTGCAGTTGATCTTGATGCGCGGATTGCAAAAATGCTGGATGAGAAAGATGAACAGAAAAGAATGCAAGGGAATGCTGATCTAGCCCAAGAGGCTATGGTTAAGCATTTTGGCTCTCAAGAGGCTGCTGTAAAGGCCATTAATGACCGAGCCAACGAATTGGGCGTTTCTGCTCAGTGGTTGGCAAATACGGCTTTCCAGAGTCCCAAAGCTTTCTTTGCTTCGATGGGACTAAATCCCGACATTCCTGTTCGTTCGACCTCGACTCCGGCGTCTGCTTCTGATGTAAATGTACAGCGCCTTGCTGATGTCAATCCCGGCGTTAAGCCCGGCACCTACGCTTACTATCAGGAACTTCGCAAAAAGAACCCCTCTCTCTACTTCTCTAATAAAATCCAGCAGGAAATTATGCAGAGAGCGATGGATGAGGGATCAGCAAACTTTTAACACTAGGAGTTAATTAAATGGCAGGTATGAATACAGCGAATAGCTCGCTGCTCATCCGCGCCGAAGTCTGGTCCAACCAACTTAAGGATGTACTCACTGACGAGCTTCAGGCTCAGCAGTACGTCGATTGGATCAGCTTTCCGGACGGAGAGACTCTGACCATTCCGAGCATCGGTGATATGGATGTTTCGGATTACGAAGAGGATTCAGCGATTGAGTACACCCCGCTCGCCACTGGTGAGTTCCAGTTCTCGATCACTGAATATGTGAGTTCCGCTACTTACATCACTATGAAGAATCGTCAGGATTCGATGTACGCTGCTCGTCTCGAAGCGAGTTTTGTTCCCAAGGAGAACCGTGCTATTCAGGTTCGTCTGGAAGGCGACATTCTCGATCAGGGCCAGCCGGGTACACCGAATGGTCAGACGGCGGCGAACCTTAACCTCTACAACGGTGCTGCCCATCGATGGGTCGGCTCCGAGACGGTTAACTCGGTTCGTACAATTGGTTTCGAAGATTTCGCCAAGGCTCGTTTCGCCCTTAAGAAGGCACACGTCCCCATGACGAACCTCGTTGCCATCGTCGATCCGTCTGTCGAGTTCGTCTTCAACACTCTCGCTGCTACTCTGGACGTTACCTACAATCCGATGTGGACGGGTATTATCTCGGACTCCATCGCGACGGGTATGAAGTTTAGCCGTAACATCTACGGTTTCGACGTTTACACTTCAGAGTATCTTCCGACCATCGCAGCCGGTGAGACGATTAACAGTGTTGATTCTGGCGCTAATGCCAAGGCGAACCTGTTCTTCTCCGCCGCTCCTGACATGAAGCCCTTCATTGGCGCTTGGCGTCAGATGCCGAGGGTCGACGCTGAGTTCAATAAGGATCGCCAGCGTGAAGAGTATGTGACGACCGCCCGCTACGGTATCAAGCTGTATCGTCCTGAAAACTTCCTCACCGTGCTTACTGGCACTGGTGTGGTTACTTACGACTAAGAAAGGAACTAACAATGGCAGTTAACGCTGACGGCCTTATCGTTCGTTTCGGTCGAGATCAGGGCAATCGTCTTTCCCGAGCCGGTGTCACGACTTCGACTACGAAGGTAAATGAATTGGTCTTTACTGTTGATCTTGAGGGCGCTGCTCGCACGATCTACACAATGGACCGTAACAACGATGGAACCCTCGACGGTTTCAGCAATCTGGACACTCCGCTTCCGGCGGGTGCGAAGATTCTCTCGCAGGATGTTCTCGAAATCGAGGCCCCGGCGGGAGGCACCAACTACGCGGTTGGTACTTATGTCATTGCGGGTACGGAGGTTGACGCCGACGGCATTCGCAAGACCGATGGTACTGACGGTGATCTTGTTGGTACGCAGCTTGCAGCCGACGGGTTTGTTGGCGTTGTGACGACTGGTACGTATACCGCTGGTATTCTGAAGGTCATCATTCGCTACTTGATCCGTTAAGGTATCATTTCCATGGTTTTCTCGTCTTGGCCATGGAATGGAGGGGGGTCCTTTATGGGCCTCCCTCTTACCTTATGAAATGCCCTACTCAATGAACGCGGAAGAGAAT